GTAGAAAGGAGTTGATTAGCGGCTCTACTAATATTGAACGATTAGTAGTGGCATTTTTTGGAACGGATGCGTACTTGCCGTGATCGCAAGGAACTGCGTTATGCAGTTCTTGCCAAAAAGGGAAGCACTCTTGGAGAACCGGAAGGTATTTCCAAGCACCCGCTGAACACGTGGGAGCGACAGAGGTTTTCCGCCGCACAGATGTAAATCTACTCAGTCCCACGTTCGCCCCTGGCCCGAAGCCAAAATCAAGATCTGTGATCCTCGGAAGAGGACCTAGAATACCGGCTATTTTTCGCTGAACTCTGAATATCAGAGAAGCGTCTCTGCCCCCTTTGGAAAAGGGCAAAGAGCGGTTTCTAAACGCCATGTTTGTGGCATCACACTTTGATTCTGACTCAAGGAACTTTTGTAGAGCAACGCCTTCAACATCTATACCGAGAGGAATCGAAGCGTTCTTCGAAAAGAACGCTCCGAACTGTGCCAGACGCGAGTATTCACTCGCATCTACCACGGTGTTGGTATACCCAGTTGGTTTGAAGCCAACCAAAGTAGACCAAGTCCTATCGCGTAGAGGATTGAGAAGGTCATTGTTCTCTCCAATGAGTTTGAGGCACAACTCGTCAAGCACGTGGATGCTTTTCTCGAAAGAGAAATTAGCATCGAAATACATCTTAGATGACATTTCAGCTTCTCCATGATTACGTTTTACAACAGGCGGAAGTCCTTAATAAGGGCGTTCCAGCTGTTCGATCAGTGCGATGGCCTGAGGATTATTCATCAGGTTCATCGCAAGAACACGCATGTCCTTACGCTGCTCCGCAGTACTGCGGTTAGGCAAAAGGGCTTCGATGTTCAACTGAAGGTAAAACGCAATTTTTGGAGGTGCCACGTACCCCGAGCTGGCGCCGCCAGAGGGAGTTTCGAGGACTGGAAGGCGAATAGTTAACTTCGCCCGACTGACGGATTCACTACTACCATTTGCTTCTTTGAGCGAAAGTTGTACGCTCTCGAAAGCAACAACCGGAACAGCAGTATCACCGTTTCGTTTGTAGGTAGCTACATCCCCTGTTTGCACAGGATTGTAGACGTGAGACACAGGAGTGCCTTTTCCGTCATTGATTGCAATGGGAGCAATAGCCGCCATTTTTCATTACCTCAGGTAGATGAATGGTACTGCTAAGACAGGATTGTCATAGCAGGGCGAAACACTCCCGAAGGAGTTCACAGCAGTCTCTTAAGATTCTGCTGTACCAGCGCACTTGCGTCTGCTATCCTCTTGAGGCTAGGTTCATAGTCATTCGTAATTCTACGAGGGACCTGTTCCGTCGCCAACCAAGCGGTAGGTAGACTTGGGTAGATCGAGCGCGTCCCGCTTACTAAGATCACCGACGTTGTACCAGCCATAGTGACTGGATACAAGCCGAAGAACTTATGAGAGGGATTGACAGCGATGTTGGCTATCTGTTTGCTACTAAATGTTTGTATACACTTTACCACTGGCATAGTGTTTACAGCATGAAGAGCAGCGAGATAGTCACCAATCGGCCCAAACCAATCAAGCACGAAGCTGAGTGGTTTGAGCTCCCAGGCAATGGTAGCGGGATCGGTTAAACCGAGTCGCTCCATGAAACTGGGAGGGCTACTAACGACTACGATATTCTGTAGACGTTTGTCATTATTGAAGACACGAATGTCTCCAATATGGCTTGGCGAGTCAAGTTTGGCACCACCTCGATTAGAGGATCGTGCTTTAACTCGGCTCGTCTTGGGATGAAGTTTAATCATCTCAGCAGCCGCCCCTATGTCCTTTATGAGTGGTAACCACCCATATTGAAGCTCAAGCCACGCCGACGAAAAAGCATTGACGCTCAACCCAATCTGGGCAGATCGTCGTTGCGATTTCGGGACGTGGGCAAGATGCCTCAGCGCTGTACCTAGGTTACCGCGACGAATGGCTTTAGCCGCCTTTGCTAAGTCAACCATACGGTTGACAATTAGCTCGACGGACTCGCGCCCTTCGCCGACTGAAACTCCTAGGTTGAACTCCGACTCTCTCCACTTCGAAAGCAACTTTGACGCAAGGTCATCGAAGCTTGGGTAGTTAACAGAGTCGAACACCGGATAACCCGTCAGACTTTGGGTGCCGGTATGTCGAATAGTCCCAAATTCACTTATTGCGGATTGGCGCGTGGTTTCCCACGAGCCGCTCCAAGTGAAGGGATTTTCGATATACCGCGGGGGCTTTCTCGCTAAATCCTCTTTGGAGGTATTACCTCCAGCGCGGACGAACGTGAAGTATCGGTGCGGCTTACTCCAACCTGGAGAAGCAGAACCGTAAACCTCAGACCCCGAATCACTTTTGTATGACATATTGCACCTCACGGTGCGGCATGCCGCGACGGGTTTCTGACTCCATGGGTAATCTTTTCACGGGATGTGAAAAGGCCCATCTATACGGGCGTCCTGGCCAACGATTAGTGGGCAGATGTTTAATCTGATCATTTATCATGACCAAGCCTCCGGTATAGAAAAGATAGAGCCAAGGTGGCTGAAAAGTCACCTAGAAGAGCCCCGAAAG